TGCATGTTTGTGCCGCCATTTGCGCTGCCGATACTCTGGAAGGCTGCGTCACCCGGTAAGCCTACGAAAATCACCTGCGGCTCCACCCTGTCAGGGCGCGGATCTCGCAGCGCAATTGCATCGCCAGTATACCGCAACGGCTGCAATTGTGGCTCTTTTGGCTCATAGTCGTCAGGACAAACCATGAACCCGCGCCAGTTCTTTCTTAAAACCTTGTACGGGTATCGCTGTCCGCAGTTATCGCAGAGTGCATAAGAAAACTTGCCCGTTGCAAACGCCATTTCACACCCCGAAATCAGGCACTATGTGGAAGCTCGCCGTGTCTCTATCCTCCAGCGCCGCTCTCTGGAAGTCCTCTTCATACATCTGCTTCAGTGCGCCGGTTCGATCCGGACTGTACTTTAGCGACAGCATGTAAGCGAGACCCGAGGCCAGACAGGGGAGGAATCGAAAGTTAACGTCCGACGTATTGCCGTAAGCGCCAGCATCTTCAATGCGGCGAATGCGGTAGTACACGAAGGTGTAGTTCTGATCGGCAGAGGGGTATAGATACGCCTGCGGTGTGTTAGAGCGTTCCACGTAGAACTGTGCAGGTCTTGCCTGCGTCAGCTTGTTCGGCAGGTCCAAGTACTCCTCCCGGCTGATCCGATCAATCGACACATCCTGCTGCTGCCCGGTCGTGGTCTGGCGGATCACCGCCGACAACACGTTGACCGTGTCCAGAGGAAGGTTCAACACCCGGCTGCCCTGCGTCAGAGCAATCGTTGATTCCTCAATCGTCCATAGGTTCAGGCCACGGTTCGCCCAGTCCAAAAACAACAGGTTTAATGAGCGACGCGCAGACGATAGCTGGTAACCAGCCGTCATCCGCATGCCGCAACGCTCGAACGCCTCTTCAATAAGGTCGTCGATCTGTAGGTTAAAGTCTGTTGTTCCTGAAGTAGCCATTAATCACACGCCATCCCGCCTTTGCGCATTTTTATCGCGCGGCCCATAGCGTCTTTGCCTTTCTTCTTCATGGCACGGCCTTTTTTGTCAGCCAGACCACCCTTTGCCATCATGACCGGACCCGTTTTCTTGCTAGTCTCAGAGATCATCTTGTTTTTTGGACCTTGCTCAACGGCTCCGCCGCCTCTTGTTGCTGCACCCATTCCACGTCCGGCCATGTTACTTACCTCGATTTCGATACGATTTTACTTTTGCAGCCACCTTCTTGGGTTGCTTGCTAAACTGCACACCCTTTGCTGTATCTGCACGTTTTTTTCTTGATGTTGCTGCGTACTCGGCACTGCTCAAGGCACCAATCGCCTTCTCAGGCAAGTAACGCTCACCCGTTGCCTTGGGACCCTGCGTCGAGGGCTTACCAGACTTGGTTCGCCACTTCTGATCGCCCCAGTCTTTAAGAGATTTCTGAGGCTTCTTAAGTGCCATCACTGTAGCTCCCAAACGACTCAAGGTATTCTACAGCACTGCGCAAAATAACAGGGCTATCTTTGAACATTCCCAATGCGCGGTTACACTGTTTACATAGCACACCACGAAACTCCCCTGTGTCGTGATTATGGTCAATTGCGCTATCGATTAGAGCAACCTGCGTCTTACAAATTGCGCAACAGCCCTCTTGCCTCTCGTACCGATCTACAAGTTGTTCTGGAGTAATACCTCGCCTAGAACACCGTTTTGCCAATGTCCAAGGGTCTTTTTCCCGATACTCGGCAACTCTGTGCGGGTTATTGTCTGTCCAGTCCCTATGCCTCCTATAAAGACACGTGTTGCAGTGGCTTTTGAATAGGTGAGACAGTTGCCCCCCGCGACTACGGAAAACACCCAGTGGTTTTGTTTCACCACAATCTGTGCAGGTTTTTACCGATTCAGTCACGATACCCGCCACCCGCAGCCTTGTACTTCAGCGCCAACATCTGCGCCTTGCGCCCGGACCACTGCCCCGGGCTGCCGCCCTTTCCGCCGGCCTTGATCTCTTCAAACAGCCGCTTGCGAAGCGTTGGCTTCGTGTAGTTTCCAGCCTTATTTACCGTTGATTTTGCCATCAGCATTTCCACCGTTTTCTGGCCTGTCTCAGCCGACTGTTCGGATCTTTTGCGGCCTCTGGAAAGTCACGCATCTGCCCAGCTGACCTCGCACAATAAGACTTTCGTCTTTCCGCGCGCTTGCCGGTGGGCTTGTCTTCCGTTACCGCTGTCTTAAGCTTGCTACCCGGATTGGCCTTGCGGTACGCCGCAACACCCTTCTCCGTCATTCCCGCCCCTTTTTTAGTAGGGCGGAAGTTGCCGGATTTCACGGAGGTTTTAATCCCCATGCCCTTGGTAGCCATTAGGCAGCCGCTCCGCCTTCAAATAACAGCGTGACACTCAACACTTCTGCGCTTGCAACGTCAATGAATATGCCTGTTTCAAACAAGATACCCATGTCCGGAATGATCACATCCTGACCACCCGCCGCTGCCGGCGTGAAGATCGTGAGCTTTGCTGTGCCAGCGGTAGTCGTGCCGTCTTTAAGCGCAAAAGAAGCTGCCGTGCCAGTGTTGGTGAAGTAAACCCCCACCAATCTGCACCGCCCAACGACCGCAGAGGCATCTGCAGTCTTGGTGACCGATTGAATATTGCTGAAGCTCATTGCGCGTCTCCTTTAGCTTCAAATTAAGCAGTCTGCGTTCCAACCACTACCCACGTCGGGTTACTAATGGCGCCCGTATTGATGTACAGCTTGCCCGCAGTTACATCGACATACAGAGAACCAGTACCCGCGTAGTTGTCGCCGGTTGTGCCATTAACAGGAACACCAGCTGCCGTTATAACAACAACATTGTTAGACACGCGGATTTCTGCTTTTTTGTAGGGCTGAACGGAACCGCCGCCGCCAACAGCATCTTGCAGACTAAGGTCCATGCCATACTCAAAGCCAGAAGCGCCCGTTGACTGAGTCATGCCAATACCAAAACCAGCGCGGGCAGTGGTTACTCCACCGTCCCCGTCCATCCACGCCATTACTGCCGCATCAGCCGTGGTTGTTGTATTACCTACAACTCCCATGACCCCGGTTTTTGCAAAGGTAGAAGCGTTGGTGCCGGTAATCAAATAACGACCCGTTGCCCCAATGTAATACGTTGCAGTTGTGCTAAGGTTAGCGCCAAAAACTTGACCCGAAGAACCCTGAGCACTAGAGGGCGCAGTTGCGGTGCTACTGCCGAAAGCTCCCACTGGGTTAACGGTAAAAGTGGCTCCCCGAGTAGCTTCCCCTTGAGTTGAAGAATTTGAGGTCAAATAGGGTTCATTGGGAGTGCCGAGAATAAAACCATTTTCGGACGCAACTGGTCCAGAGAAGGTAGTACGTGCCATTTAGAAATCCTCACATGCGAGTAGTGCGCTTCAGTCTGCATGTCGCCCGCCCGAGTCGGTCTGCAGCGCGTAAAATGTTCTCGGGGTTACGTGCTTTTTACGCTTTTTGGGGGAAGGTGTCAATCCTGAAATGAAAAGGGCCCCGAAGGGCCCTAGTGGGTCTCTAGTCAACTGACCCGTACTAGAAGTTACGGAGTACCGGGTGAACCGAATATTCCGCGAGGATCAGAGAAGCCAAAAGAATATCGCTCTCTTGCTTTGTACCGAACGTTACCAGTATCGAAGTCGCCTTCAAAGCCGGTTTTGATCGCAGCACGGTTAAACATCTTCATGCCGTTAGGCGCATCGGTCTTGATGAAGAACGCATCTGGATCGACGAGGAAGTGGTTAACAGTGTAGCCCTGCGGAACCATGCCCATGTTGCGGATCGCGTTAATGTCGTTATCCGCTGTGCCTACGCGCAGGGTTGACTTCATGATACGGTCAGCAGTGAACTGCAGCTCTTTCGGGATGATCAGCTTCAGACCCTGAATCGCAATCTTCAAACCGCGCTCATCAGTGAAGGCAGCGATGTCGATCAGCGCCTGCTCCAGTGAGGTTTCAGAGAGGTCTGCCGATACAGTCAGCTCGTTACGCAGATCTGGACCACTCAATGAAGGGTGATCTAATGCGCACAAAGGCTTGCCGTCGCCACCGATTGAGGTGGTGAAAGCGCCGTTCAGGATGGCCGCAGCTTTGATTTGCTTGGTCTGCGCCATTGAGCGAGCCAGTGCCTTGGTGTAACGCACAGACAGACGGTCGTAGAGGTTGTCTTCTACGGCTTCTTCGGTCAGGCTGAACGCCAGAGCAATGGTTTCATGGGTGTAGCGAGCGGTGTAGACTTCTTGCGCGTTGTCGTACTCGACACCTGCGCCTTCAGACTTCACGGGTGCTTCGCCAAAACCAGAGAGCATAACTTCTTCTTCAAATGCGCGGTCGGAAGATTCGATTGAATAAATCTCCGTGTGCTCATTTTCGTAGTTGTCGTACTCCATACCGAACAGAGCGTTAAGACCCGGCTCAAGTTCGGCGACTAATTGGGAACGAGAAATAGCCATGAGTTAGCTCCTATTACGGCGCTGTATTGGCAACACCAGTGCTGCCGTACAGGTGAGTGTTGATTTTAACCACAACGTCAACGTGATTTGTAGCACGTATGTTGTTGGGTGCGTTGTAGAAGCCCACGATCTTTAACACCAGACCCGCTGTGTTAGCAATGGTAGATGAGTCAAGTTCGGTCGCAGACAGGCCAGTAGTAGTGCTGCCGGCGGTGTAGGCAATGTTGGCGTTTTTGCCAATGTCTGCCTGCACAACGTCTTCGTCTGCTTGAATCAAGAACAGCTGGCTGGGGTCATCCACCACTTCTGCGGTAATCACACCGGAAGTAATGTTAACGGAACCCGGATAAAAGTTCTTAAAAGTGGGCTTGCCACTTGTAGGATCAACATAAAAAACACCGTTCAATACGCCCAGTGCCGAGGTGTGTATAGTGGAGTCGTATTTCACGACATACCCACCAACGAGTGTGACCAGATCCCCTTGGAAAATGGCGCCAGCCTGATTGTCTTCGATCTCATAAGCAAACTGCTTCTGAGCTCCAGTGGCGGACAAGTTACCAAGCGGGCGCAGGCCAAATGCTTTGTCTACGTTTGCCATAGTGAAAGTTCCTTTAAATATAGGTTATTCGGAGGATCGAGACCCGCCGACGCTTACTTTTGACTGCCGCTCTGGCGCCGAGATACGCATGCTTGAATGCGCGTTACTCTTCAGCAGGTCGTTGTCTGCAGCCTTGATTTGATCGTGTGTACGGCTTTTATAAAACGCCCGTCGCTCGTCTGCTGTTTCCTCGGGAATTCGTGCCAGAACCACATCGCCTACAGAGATCACGCCCGCGTGTCGTCCGTCATCCAAGCCCTGCCCCGAAAATTCAGGGTATTCGTCGGCGCGCACTAACTCGTAGCCTTCTCTCATTTTTGAGGAGATATTCATTCTGTCATCCACTCCACCGGCTTCTCGTCTAATCCAGCGGTGCTTGTAACCGTCTGGGGCGGGAGGAGCATCGAGTCGTGATGGAGGTGCCCAAGGCTTGCGACGCGCAGTGGTTTCTCGAGACTCAGTGCCCCGGGTGCTGCGATTTAACTTTGGTACAACGATGTCGTTTTCGCTCATGGTATTTACCTTTTCACGTATTGTGCGTATTTTTCAAGCGGTACGCCTAGTTTCTTTGCCATTGCAACTTCACTAGGTTTAAGCCGGATACTACGGCGTGCTGAATTATTTAGTCCCGAAGATCGGGTCGCAGAGGCAACGGTTTGCACGGGTCGGCTGCTTCTGGTTTGTTGGGGCGCAGACTCAGAAAACTTCTTTGGAAAGAGTTCCTGCATTCTGCGATCTATCTCATCATAGTACTCATCTGTCTGCGGGTCAAATCCTTCGTTTTTAACAAGCTCCACATGAATACCACGAACCGTGTTGGTCATCACCACGTCCGAGCCAAACCATGTGTTTTTCTCCGCCCACTCTTCTGCACGCGGATCGTTCCTTCTGGGTGCCTGCTGCTGTGCGGGTGCCTGCTGCTGCGCGGGCGCCCGCTCTTGCTGCTGTCGTATCCGGCTAACCTGCGCCTCATGGTTCGCCAGCTGGTGCTGCTCCATGATAGTTGACGTCAGGCGCTGCTGCGCTTCGGTCTCGGTGTCAATGTCACCTTCTTCCCGCGCGCGACGAATCACGTTCTTGAGCGCGGTAATCTGCGTTTCAACCCGCCCCTTGGCCTCACCCACACGCGCAACTGCTGTCTGCTCATACTGCTTCTGCAGCTCTTCGTTGCGAGACTGCACGCTCTTTGCGTACTCCAGTGCCGACTGCTCACGGCGCTCGGTCTCACGTAGGCGCGCGGTGAGCTTGTCGATGCGCTTTTTGACCTTGTCGGAGTACTGATCTAGCTCCTCCGCGTTCGGACCGCTCTCCACGACACTGGTGGTCTTGCCTTCGGTGTCTTCCGAGATGGTGACCGTAGCCGCCTCCTCGTTTTCTCCAATATCGAATTCTAACTTTTCATTTGAATCAATCATGATACTTTCCTCTTCACTTGTGCAAAATGCTTGCAGGATCGGACACAATTCCCAAAATCTCGTCGTCGTTCAGAAGGCGAATCTCTCCGCCCTCAATCTGGATGCGGGAGCCCGCGTAACGACCAAACACCACCCAGTCACCGGGTTTGCACCATGCGCCGTCGGGGAACTTGCTTTCGTCCGCGTAGGCGAGTGGTCCAAGCTTGAGCACATAGCCCACGTTGGTTGCCAGTTGAGTGCGTTCAGTTGTTTCTTTGGTCAGCACAATGCCGCCCTTTGACGTACCGGCACCCCGGTAAGGTAGCAGCGCAAGGCGCCACCCAGTCGGTTGCGGTATCAAATCCAAGACGCTTTGTGTGAGACCGCTTTCTGGAACAGTGCCATCATCTGTGTAGGCATCGTTCAGCGAGGGTTTTTGGTTGGCCTTATCGTCTGCCCATTTCTGTTCTAGAGCTGTCAGCTTTGGTTGCATAGGTTAGTCCTCTGAGTGCTTATCAAGTTCGCTTTTCACAATACTTTCTGAAAGTCGAATACCCTCTAACCGCCCCATCAGATACCTATATCTCTCCATGTCGCTGACACTCCCACCCAGCACAAGCTGCTGCGTGTCGTGTTCTATCTTCCTCATTTCTTTTAGTACTTTTTCAGCAAAAGTGAGCATGGTCATTTCCATGTAAGCAGAAGGTAGTCGCCACCGTCTGAAAGGCGTCAAGCAGCGTTAGTAGATCTTTACATCGTTGTTTCCGTCTCGTTTTTTGATTATTCTCGGTTTTCTTACACCCCCGTCCTTTATCCCAAGTTCTCTATCGGTTTTTGCTATCTTGCTCTTTGTGCGTGACTTGTCCTTGCTGGATGACCGCATCATTGCTCCTATTGCGCCGTTGGTTTGGGCGTGGTTATGCGCTCGCGGGCAACTTCAAAGCGCCCCTGAGCGATCTTTTCCTGCGAGGCAATGCGCTCGTCGTTGGCCTGCGAACTTTCCTGTATGCGCATCTGTTCGTTCTTCAATCCCTCTTGCTTGAGCTGTATTTCAGCCTGATCCTTCGCCGCGCGCTGCTGAAGCTCCTGCTCCTTGAGCGCGATGACCGGGTCAGGTGCGCCTGCGCCTTCGCCAGAGAGCGTTGTCTGCATCGCCTTGACGTCCATCAGGTACTGAGCAATGTTGAGCGAGATCATCGCCTCACGCTGCATGTCGGAGACCATACGGTCAGGGTCGCTGCCGTACTGACGGAACAGCTCGGCCTCGGCGTCTTCTTCTGCCTTGAGCTTAACGTGCTCCATAACGTGCTTCTGCAACTCAAC